GGCGAAGAGGCGCATGGGGCTGGGGGTCACTGGCCTTGCTAATGCTGGCGAGCTTATGGGTCTTGCTTATGCATCACCTGAGTTCATAAAGTTTGCGGACAGATCGATGCGTGAATTACGCGATCACTGCTACTCAGCATCCGCTGATCTGGCAGAAGAAAAAGGGTCGTTCCCGCTATTTGATAAAGAAAAATATCTGGCTGGTGGCTTCATCAAGACCCTGCCTAAAAAGGTACGCGACAAGATTGCTGAGAAAGGTATCCGTAACAGCCACCTCACATCAATCGCTCCTACGGGCACAATCAGTCTAACCGCTGATAACGTGTCGTCAGGCATAGAGCCGCCGTTTGCGATGTACTATGACCGCACGATCCAGCAGTTTGATGGGCATCAGATCGAACGTGTCGAAGATTATGCGTATCGACAAGGTGTCAAAGGCCGCACCGCTAACGAGATATCCGCAGAAGATCATGTCGCTGTCTTGGCACTTGCATCTAAGTATATGGACTCAGCGGTGTCTAAAACTTGCAACGTGGGAGATGACGTGACCTACGACAAGTTCAAAGACCTTTATCACACAGCGTGGAAGGAAGGCTGCAAAGGCATCACCACGTTTCGTGCTGCTGGTAAACGCTACGGCATTCTCAATGAAGTTGTGGAAGATACAGAAACTGGCGCAGAAGCCTGTTTTATTGACCCTGCAACTGGTCAAAAATCCTGCGAATGAGCTACTGGGGGACCTTCGGGTCCCCCTTTTACGCCCTTACTAGAAGGGAAGATCATAATGTCTCCACCAATCATTACCGAAGATTTAATTGCTTACCTGTCAGGACAGTTTCCAGACCGCGCACTTGACGCTGTCGATATGACAGACACTGAACGCTCGATCTGGTTTCGTGCAGGTCAGGTTGCCGTGGTCCGCCACCTGAAGCGAGTGATGGACGACCAACAGGAAAATATACTCGCCCCAAATTAAGGAAATTAACTATGTGTGGAAGTCGCCCTGCTGCCGCCGCCCAGCCAACCCCACCAGCACCACCTCCGGCTCCACCGCCAATGCTGGAACAGGTAGTGCCGGAAAAAGCGGCCTCAAACACCGTATCTGATAAGCAGAAAAAGAAGGCAAAGGGTACAAAGAAGTATCAGACGCCATTGAACATCGCCAAGAACACCAGTGGTTCTGACGGCGGCGGGATTAACACGGCTAACTGATGCAGGCAGATGGCAAAACTTGCGCTTCACGATATGAGCAGCTTGCGGCTGAACGCGAGACATATCTGAATCGAGCGCGGGAATGCGCTAAACTAACGATCCCGGCGCTAATGCCTGACTCAGGGCAGTCTGCGGGTACAATTCTACATACACCGTATCAGGGAATAGGTGCCAGAGGCGTTAATAACCTAGCGTCAAAGCTCCTGCTGTCACTGCTGCCTCCAAATACCCCATTCTTCCGTTTCATCATCGACGACTTCACGGCTGAGGAACTGGCGCAAGAACAGGGACAGCGGGCAAAGGTCGATGAGGCCCTAAATAAAATCGAAAGATCAGTCCAGGCTGAGATAGAAAGTCAGAACCTGAGATCACCGATCTTTGAGGCGCTCAAGCAGCTAGTAGTGTCGGGCAATGTCCTGATCTATCTGCCTAAAAAAGAGGGTGCGCGTGTATTTGACATGCGCCGCTATGTGGTCAAGCGCGATCCTATGGGCGACCCCGTTCAGATCATCATCAAAGAGACCATCAATCCGATGGTGCTTGATGACGACATCCGCGAACTGGTGATGCAGACCATGCCGCGTAACGAACAGAAATCAGTGATTGACGCTGAGGTCGATGTCTACACCGCCATGTACCGTGACAATAAAAAGTGGCGGCTGTATCAGGAAATTAACGGCACCGTGGTTCCGAAATCTGAAGGATCATGGCCTGTAGACAAATCTCCCATGCTGCCGCTGCGGTGGACCCGCATCGAGGGCGAGGATTGGGGGCGGTCCTACGTCGAGGAATACAAGGGCGACCTAATCAGCCTTGAAGGAATATCCAAGGCCATACTAGAAGCAACAGCAGCATCTGCCAAAGTTGTGTTCATGGTCAATCCAAACGGCACCACACGCGCCCGTGATATCGCTGAGGCGTCAAACGGTGCAATCGTTTCCGGTAACGCCAACGAGGTCACAGTTCTACAGACCGACAAGTATCAAGACATGCGGGTTGCGCGGGAGACCGCTCAGAGTATTGAACAGCGGCTCAGTTTTGCCTTCCTAGAGAACACTGCTGTCCAACGTGACGGCGAGAGAGTAACAGCCACTGAAATTAGGCGCATGTCACAGCAACTTGACGACGCCCTCGGCGGCAGCTTCAGCCTGATGTCTGAGGAATTTCAGCTACCACTGGTGAACCGCGTAATTGACCGCATGGTCAAACAGCGCCGCTTGCCGTCCTTGCCTAAAGGTGTGGTCAAGCCGTCAATCGTGACAGGTCTGGAAGCACTCGGTCGCGGGCACGATCTTGAGAAACTCGAAATGTTTCTTCAGGGTCTGCAAATGCTGCCGCCAGAGGTCATCGCGCAGCACCTCAATATCAGTGATTACATTAAACGCCGGGGAACGTCCCTCGGCATCGATATGGATGGCCTAGTTAAATCCGCTGAACAACTTCAGCAGGAGCAACAGGCCGCACAACAGCAACAGCAAAGCCAGATGCAACAGCAGGGCATGATGGACATGGCAGGTAAAGCCGTGGGTGGGGCCGCTGGTCCCGCAGTCAACGCAGCTAGTGACATCGCGCAGGGGATGGACCCTGAGATGTTGCAGCAGATGGCAGCGCAATTACAGGAGCAAACTGAATAGATGGTCGAGACAGTTACCATTGCAGCAGAGAACACAGACGACACGCAGCCTACACTAGAGCAGACTGCTAAAGAGATGGGGATATCCGTTGATGATGGACAGGAGGCCCCTGAAACTGAAGATCGCCCTGATTGGTTACCTGAGAAATTCAAGTCCGCTGAGGATTTGGCGCAGGCATATTCTGAGCTTGAAAAGCGACAGAGCAGTACTGCTAAGGAAGAGCCAGCGTCTACTGATGAAGCGCGGGAAGCAGTTGAAAGCGCGGGCGTTGACTTCGATGCATTGTCTGCTGAGTACGCTGAGAACGGCGAATTATCAGATAAGGCATATGACAACCTTGAGAAGGCTGGCATCCCGCGCAATATCGTTAACAGCTATATTGAAGCGCAGGCTGCACAGGTAGAGGTCGCACAGGCCAAAGTCTACGAGATCGTTGGTGGACAGGAATCCTACTCCGGCATGGTCGCGTGGGCAGGCGAAAACCTCAGTGAGGCTGAGATCGACGCCTATAACACCGCTGTAAACTCAGGCCAGATGGCTTCAGTGGAACTCGCCGTCAATGGGCTGAAGGCGCGTTATACAGCATCAGAGGGTGCAGAACCCTCACGCCAAGTTCAAGGCGGTGTGTCTGGTAATGTTGGTGGAACCTACAGGTCTATGGCCGAACTTATGACCGACATGAATTCGCCAGCGTACAAGAACGATCCTGCCTTCCGTGCGGATGTCGAGAAGCGCCTTGGCAACAGTAACATCCTGGAATCTCGTAGAGGATAATTGATGCGTGATTATGCGAAGGAATACCGCGAATACCACGGTAAGCCAGCGCAGAAGAAACGCAGAGCAGGCCGTAACAAAGCCCGCTCACTGATGATCAAAAAGAAAGGTGCGTCTGCTGTGGCCGGAAAGGATGTCCACCACAAAGACCGGAACACCCAGAACAACTCCAGCAGCAACCTTTCGATCATCTCCAAGAGTAAAAACCGTTCGATGAAATAGCACCGCTCCTCTTTAGGAGGGCGCTTGGGTGACGGCCCATGTCTTCATACCTTCATTCTACTCGACCCCTTACGAGGGATAATCCTGTTCCCGTGAAGCCGTTGAAGAACCAACTCTTGTTTAATTTTAAAAAGGACTAAAGCTATGGCAAATGCTACAGCCTCTCGCCTTGGTCTCGTTGAAGCAACGGGAACAGGCTATGACGCGCTATTTCTGAAAGTGTTTTCTGGCGAGGTGATGGCCTCGTTCAACGCTAACACCGTTATGAAAGAACGTGTTCGCACTCGTAATATCTCCTCCGGTAAATCGGCGCAATTCCCGGCAATCGGTAAAACGGTGGCCGCTTATCACACGCCAGGTGCTGAAATTAATGGCACCGCAATCAAGCACAATGAGAAGGTGATCACGATTGATGATCTCCTGATCTCAAGTGCTTTCATCGCTAACATCGATGAGGCAAAGAACCACTACGACGTGCGTTCCGAGTACTCCACGCAGCTTGGTCAGGCCCTTGCACAGACCTATGACCGCAACCTGCTGTCTATGGCTATCAAAGACTGTGCTACGCCCCCGACTGCAATTTCGGATCAGGGCACGTCTGAGCAGATTGTTCAGACTGGTGTGCTTAACATGGCAACCGCTGCCAACGTGTCCACTTTTGTCGGCCAGCTTTATACAGCGGCTCAGAAGCTGGATG